CCAATCCTAAAGCTAGAAAATCTTTTAGAGCTAGACATAAGTGCGATCAAAAGAAATCAAAGTTATCGGCAGGGTATTGGTCTTGTCGTAAATGGTAACAGATGCCTAGAAGACCTGTAGTTCGTGTTCACCCTCTTGCTTTTCAAAGTAGGACTATCGCTGCGTCTGCTGGTGCGGTAGCTACGGACAATAAAGAAAAAGCAGAAACTTTAGAATCACAAGTAGAATCCTTAGAGAATGAACCTTTCTTTGCCATCCTTGACGGTGGTGCTCCTGTAATGGAGGAAACTGATATATTTGACGGAGGATTAATCGATGCCTAGTTTTACTAAACGAATACAACTTAGAAGAGGGGAAGCTTCCCTATGGGAATCTACCAATCCTGTTTTGTTAGCAGGTGAGTTTGGTATTGACTTAACGAATAAGCGTGTCAAATTAGGGGATGGTGTTACTACTTGGAATAGTCTTACTTATCTTGGACCAGTACAGACTGTTGCAGGGAGGACTGGGAATATCATTCTTCAAAACGATGATGTGTTTGGTTCTGCCTCTCAAGTTAGTTTACACTCAGTAGAAACAGACCTAAGTAATCTTCGTGGCGAACTAGGAGACATGGAAGATTACACGTCAGGATTAACCAACTAAAATGAATATAAATAATGAGCGTATGGTATCAAATGGGACAAGCAGTAAGAAACGTTTTAACAACTTTATCAAACAAAGCGATATTAGACACTGAAAGTAACATTCAAGCTAGGACAGGTGATGAATTAGGGGCGATGGCTTTTGCTACAGATACAAATAAACTTTATGTTTTTACAAGTTCTGGATGGGTACACGCTCAATAATTTTGACACCTCTTTAATTATAACTTAAAACTAAATACACAATGGCAAACATTCTACAACAGATTGGTACAGTAGTTAAAAGCAGACTTGATGATAAGGTTGATAAGACCGACGCAACAGGTGACTTTATTAAAGCTGTGCTTGGAATAGATACAGATACAAAAACACCAACAGTTGCACTTGAATCTGATATAACGACAAGAACAGGTGATCCAGATGGGACTATCTTTTTTGGTTCTGACTCCGCTGATTTTTACGTTTATAACGGAGGAACTTGGTATCAATTCAACAACTCTTAAAACAATATAATATGAGCGATATAGCATTAATTAATGACTCCCAGCAATCTGCGATTGTTACTAATGGGATAGGTAAGAACGGAGAGATATATATGAAAGCAGCTGGCAGTACGGACGCTGGTGCTCTTGTTGTATATGATAGTGGAGTTTGGAGGAAGTTTGCAGATGAAGCCAGCTCCTATAGTAATGCGTACAGTGTAAGCTTTGACGGTTCTGATGATTACATCAATTGCGGAAACGCTTCTTCATTAGCACCTGCTAATATTACACTCTCCGCATGGATTAAAGTAAGTGGAAGTGTTGATACTTTTAACTACATACTTTCTAAAGCAGGGTCAAGATACGGATCAATCCATTTAAGGTACACATCTGGTAATAAATTTAATGTTCATCTAGGCTTTGCATCTGCTGCATTTATAAACAACATAACTAGTAGCAGTAGTTATACACTTACTGATTGGCATCATGTTGTTTTCACTTACGATCAAACAAATGTTAAATTATATGTTGATGGTGTAGAAGAATATTCAGCAGCCGAAACAAGAGCTATTGACTATGCACAGGATAGTGGAGGAAGCACGGATTTTAATATAGGCAGAACTGCTTATGGGTATGCGTCCCCAGCAGAAGGACTTATTGACGAAGTTTCTTTATTTAACTCAGCACTATCATCTTCCGATATAACCTCTATCTACAACAGCGGAGTGCCAAACGATATATCTTCACTCAGTCCCGTAGGATGGTGGAGGATGGGTGAGAACGATGGTGGTACAGGCACTACGATCACCGATCAAGGTAGCGGAGGTAACAACGGAACACTTACTAATGGTCCTACATTCTCCTCTGACGTTCCTTCCTAACTTTTAAAATACTATGAGCAGACAATATGTAATATTAAACGCATCCGAAGTAGACACTGTTAACTTTGACGATGTACTAGAAACTAGTGTAGATACTCTTCGTTATAGCGTAGATGGTTCAGAAACCTTTGTTAAATATGAAGGACCTAAACCTAGATGCCTATACGGAAAAGATACACTTTCACACACTGCTATGCTTACTGTATTAAGCGGTGAAGCTTGGACACAAGAACTTGAAACAGGAGAAATCTAAGACATGGCTACTTTAAATACAGTTACATCTTCCACTCGTCCAGCATCTCCTACAGCAGGGGAAGCTTACTTTGAAACGGATACTAATAAGATCATTGTTTGGAATGGTACTTCTTGGACGGAGATTGTTTCGGACGGTACGCTTTAACAACTTAGGAATTACATCCTATCATTAACAATAACTAAACACATATAATATTATGCCAGTAGATACTACATCTATATTCTATAAAATCGGTCAGTCTACAAAGGCTGCGATTGCTGTAGAAGAAACAAGAGCATTGGCTGCTGAAGCAGTCTTGCAAACGAACATCACTGCTGAAGCTTCCGCAAGAGCCAGTGCTGATACAACCCTTCAAAGCAATATCGACAGCGAGGCTTCAAGTCGTGCGTCTGCTGATACTACATTGCAAAGCAACATTGACAGTGAAGCTTCTTCTAGAACTTCTGCTGACTCTGCTTTACAATCTGAAATCGACGCTACTCAAAGTGGTGCTGGTCTTGGAGTAGGTGGTTCTTATACTGCTAACGCTTCTACTAACTACCTTACTTCCGTAGGTAACTTGGTTGCAGCTGACGAAGCTCTTGACTCACAAGTTAAAACTAACGCTGACGCTATCTCTTCTGAAGCAAGCACTCGTGCATCCGCTGATTCCGCTTTACAAGCTGAGATAGACGCAGAAGAAACAGCTCGTGCAACAGCCGACAGTACTCTTCAATCTAACATCACTTCCGAGGCTTCTACTCGTGCTAGTGCTGACTCTGCTCTTCAAGCTGAAATTGATGCTGAAGAAACTGCTAGAGCTTCCGCTGATACGACTCTTCAAGGTAACATTGATAGCGAAGCTACTTCACGTGCATCAGCTGACACAACCTTACAGTCAAACATTGACGCTGAGGAATCTGCTCGTATAGCTGCTGTTTCTGGTGAAGCTACTGCTCGTAGTTCTGCCGATTCAACACTTCAAGCTAACATCGATAGTGAAGCTTCAACAGCTCGTGCTGCTGAGTCCGCTCTTGACGCTGCTAAAGCTAACCTTTCAGGTGCTGCTTTTACTGGTGCTGTAAGTGGAACTGATCTTACTCTTAGTGGTAACTTGACTGTTAACGGTACAACTACTTCCGTTCAAACAACTAACTCCGAGATCAAAGACTCTATTCTTTTGATTAACGATGGTGCTGCTAGTGCAACTAACAATGCAAATGATGCTGGTCTTATTATCGAGCGTGGTACTGGAGACGGTGGAAACATCGCTGCTGTATACGACGAAGGTACTGACAAGTTTGCTTTCTACAAAACATCCGCTTCCGCTGCTTCTACAGACATCTCTGATGATGACGCAAGTGCTGAACTTATCGACGTTAACTGTAACGATGTGGTTCTTGGAGACGGTAACAATCTTGGTGATTTAGCAGACTTTACTGCTGCAATGGGTTAAGACTGTCATGGCGAAAAGTAAAAAGAGTTCTTCTATTACGATTCGTCTTCCCGATAACTTACAAAAAGCAGAGGTTGCTGGTATAGCTAAAAAGTTAAATATCAGCACCTCTGCTCTAGTAAGTGGGTGGATCAATGAAATACTGAAGAGTTTAAAGAAAACCTAGAGAGTTAATAATACTATGAAGACACAAGAAGAATTAGGTGAGTTACACATTCTAGTAACAGATACTTTAAAGAAAGGGATTAAACAGATGCACATCACTGAGGAATATAATCCGTCCCTTCTTAACTGTGCTAGACAACTACTAAAGGATAACGATGTTGTTCTTATGAGTGGTAAAGATACTCCACTTAATGACTTGCTTGGAGAAGTATTACCTTTTGAAGAAGACCCAGAATTAAAACAAAAACTATAACATCAAAAGAGAGAGATAAATTAGGGTCATCGCTGAGTAGTCGGAGGTGACCCTCTTTTGTTATACTTATGACTAATAAGCTAGCACAACTAAAAGACTTCCGTAACTTCCTGTATATAGTTTGGAAACACTTGAACCTACCTAATCCTACTGATCTACAGTACGACATAGCTGACTTCATGCAACACGGTCCTAAACGATCTGTTAT